GTCGTCAGCTAGTTTTAAACCACTTAAAGTGGTCATTTTGGATGAAGCTGATTTTCTTACTATTCAAGCGCAGGCTTCTCTCCGTAATGTCATTGAAACGTTTTCGCGTACTACTAGGTTTATCTTAACTTGTAATTATGTAGAACGTATTATTGATCCTTTACAATCAAGATGTCAAACACTTAAAGTTGTTCCTCCATCAAAGCAAGATATTGCTTACCATCTTATGGATGTGTTTAAAAGTGAAGAAGTTGATTGTAGTGCTGATGATTTAAAAATTATTGTAAATCAATATTACCCTGATATTCGTAAAATGCTTAATACTATCCAACTATCAATTCAAGATAGTGAAGTAGTAATAGATAAATCCATACTTGTATCATCTAATTACATGAGTCAAGTACTTAAAGAATTAAGTAATGCTAAACCAAATTGGAGAGAAATTAGACAAATTATCGCTAATGCAAATGTTAGTGATTTTGAGGAGCTTTACCGTTATCTTTATGATAATGCTTCTGTATATGCAAATGGAAATGAAGGAATGGTTGCTGTTTATATCAACGAGTATAGTTATCAGTCTAATTTCCGTATTGATAAAGAAATTAATGCGATGGCACTCATTCAAAAATTAATAGAATTAAAATGAAAAAATTTTTAACATTCCTTATTATTTGGATTAGCCAAAATTTGGCAATACCATTCTGGATGTTAGGACATATTCATTTAAGTTTAAATGTATATCAAGACATACACGAAATAATCGCTAGTGTAGGTATGAATATTTTAGTAGCGATTGGATTTTATTTAGATTATAAACAAAACAAATAACAAATGGCACAACAACCAGAAATTAAAGGTCCAAACATTGACCTTACAAACACAACAGCAATGACCTCATCAACAGGGGGTAAAGTATTCGCAGAAGGAGTAATTCTCCGTAAAATCTCTAAATTCGTAGCAGGTACCTCAGAAGATGCAATTATGCCTATTCCAGTATTCTATGATGTTTTAACTGGAGAAGTAATGGTAGACATGATTCCTAAAGAATTAAGAGATGAGTTCACCAAAGAATCTGTTTGATTGGTTAAATGAAATAACTGTTGTTAAGACTCACCCTGAAGATATTTCAGAAGAATCTTGGGAAAAGTGGAACTCTTACATGATACATAGATATGTATCTATGAATATAGATTATATTGATATTGTAAATTATGTTCAAAAGATTAATCCACAAAATAAACAACAAATTTATTCAATTTACCGAGAAATGATTCCAAAGAAAAAACTATGGCTTAAATACATAAAAAACGAAAAAAAGAAAAATTATAAAGAAGTTGCAGAATATGTAGCTGAATATTTTGAATGTTCCTTAGGAGAAGCAGATCACTATATTGATATTATACCTAAATCAATTGAGGGTATTTTATGGGAAATGGGGTTAAGTGAAGAAGAAGCATCAAAATTAATCAAAAAAGCAAAGTTATGAGTAAATTAAGAAACATGCTCCATACATCAGCAATAGCTGATAAAGCAAAAGCATTATTAACCTTAGAGTTACTAGAAAAATCCCCAGCAGGTATTGGAGATCATTCAACAGAAGATTTCTATAAAAATGCAGAAGAAGCACTTGCTATGTTAGCTGATGCCGATGAGAGATTAGAAACAATAGAAAAATATTTAGATCAAAAACAAGTTATATAAAATGTGGAATTCAACATCAACAAACGACAAAGTAATTAAAGATAAAATAGAACCCCAAAATCATACTCCTAATCCAAAAGCAAGTTATGATGAAATTATAGGTTCAACTATAGGGGATTTTGAAAAATTATATCCTGAATTAGCAGAAGAATTTAAAATAGTTCAAAAAGAACAATATGAATTATTTGCTAGTAAAATGCTAGATTATGGACTATCAAATATTTCTTTAGGATCAGATCTATCTACTAAAGAAGATAGAGATTTATCACTTACTGGAATTTGGCTTCGCTGTAATGATAAAATCAATCGTTTAAAAAATATGCTAAAACGTCATGGTAGGAATTACGTTAAAGGTGAT